TATCTTTGTCTTAAACTATCTTCTGACTCTTCATCCTCTCCATTTATCAAGATTTCAGTTAGTTCAGCAGTTTCAAGACCATCTATATATTCAATAGGTATTAGTTTTCCTAACTCAAATATAGGTCCAGCAGTTTCACATTTCATTTTATATGTTTTTTCAGATATTCTCTCAATTGCAATATAATTGTATTCTCCTAGATTAAACCTAGAATCAAGTGGAATATCTATATTAAACACTCCTTTTGCAATGGTATTAGTTGCAGATAGTGGTGTAATTCCTCGTTCTTTACATCTTTTCTCCAAGTAATAATAACTAGCAGTATCTACGAATGTTTGGTCTAGTAATTCATCCATTGCAATGTATGTTTCTGTAAGTTCTATAGCAACAGGAGCAAGAGCATTATATATTATAGAACCTTCCCTTTTATCAAAAGTATCTGGTACACTATCTAACATTCTTTTAATTATATTTTCAAATGTCATTAACTCAAACAATTATACACTCACCACCTTCTCTGCTTTTATATTTCCATATTTTGTATGAACTGAAAATCTACATTGTACTTTACCCTTTATATTTTGAAACTCAAAATTATCTATATTTTCAATCCTATCATCTTGAATTAGTGCTTCTGTTATCCTTCTTTCAAGTTCTGGTATTACATATGAAATAGGTTCTCCAATTAAATCATTTAATTCAACACCATAATTTCTAGAATAAATAAGATGCTCATACCTTTCAGTATTTAAAATTAAAAAAATGGTTTGTTTTAATGCTTCTACATCATCACAAATACCATCTACTCTATTTTTCTCTATATTCAATTTAAACGTCTTACTTGGTTCTTGTCTAACATCAAAATTAATTATCGATACATCTTCAATGTCATAATCTAAATTATCGCTTGGTAACACCTTATCACATCCTATCTAAAATCAAGTATTGTTGCCCTCCTTGCATACGAATTAAAACTAACTTATCTCCTATCTTTTTATCTGTATATCTTTTAAATGTATCTGTTTGTATTAGAAAAATTTCACCAATAGATAGTTTTTGTTCTATATTAACTACTAATGGATTAAGACTTTCTATAGTTCCAAATGCAATCTGCATTGGGTTGCTTGTTTCTACTGCATCCATTGCAGCTTTTTTTATTATTTGCAATAAATCTTGGCTCATATTATCACCTCACTTATATAAATCTTCTCACATGTGTATATGCTTTTCCTTTTCTATATGAATCAACTGATTGTATTTTTACTACATCACCAGTCTGTGGTGAATGAATCATTTGACCATTTCCAATATACATCATTACGTGATTACTACTACCTCCACCAACTCTACATAATAAGTCTCCTGCTTTCCACTTGCTTCTATCTTTTAAATCTACTGCACTGCCTGCCTTACTTTGCGTTGCAACAGTCCTAGGAATTTTTATACCTATTTGTTTATAACACCATTGAGTAAATCCACTGCAATCAAAAGTATTAGGTCCTGTAGCTCCATACACATATTTACAACCTAATTTACTTTTTGCTACATTAATTAATTTATCTGTTTTAGAGCTATTATTTGTACTACTGCTTTGGTTGTTGCCTTGAATTTGATAAGTTACATCTTTTAAATTCTTTTCTGCTTCTTCGTTACTTCCAACTCCTGTACCTGCACTATTAGAATTATAAGTACTTCCTGTTATTTGCTTATAAAATGCACCTACACATTTTACCCATTCTTTGTCTGAACTAGAAGAATATTTATTTCTGATGCTTTCTAAAGTTTTTCGTCCTATATGGATATAGTTTCTTGATAAATTACTTATACCTCTTTTTATTCCTTCGTCTACACTAGAAAAACTCATGTAATCTCCATTTTTTTTCATTCCAAAGAAATTATTTTTAGTATTTGCAATATTTGAAGTCCCTCTAGCTGATTCGTGCATAGATATAGCAGCCATGAGTGCCGGATTAACTTTATAAGCATTTGAATATTTAACAAATATATTTCCTGTATTTGATAATTTACCTTTAAGTAGTTTATTAATCTTATTAGCCATATCAGTATCTTCTTTACTTGTGGTACTTTGTACAGGACCATTTTTCTTTTCATCTTTATTATTTGCATTTCCACTACTGTAGCTTGAAGAGGAATAAGAAGCAAATTCGTCTCCATCAACCAAGGTCAAATCCATGAAATGTGAATTATTTTCAAATGTATGTTTTACTTTCTCAACTAACATATAATTTTGCAATTCAATATCTCCTAGATTTAAAAAAACAGGTACTAAACAACCTGCTCTCACTCTAATATCTCCAAGTGCATTTTTTAAACTTAATGACTTAGTTTTCTTATTATATAGTTTTAGAAGTATATCACACTTTTGTTTTATCTCTACTTCACTCATGTTTTTGTCTACTGTATCAAACATTTGAAGTATTCCCCAACTTCTCATGTGAGCTGAGTCTTGAGCAATATATACATCCCTTTTTCCTGTTTCTTCATTATCTCTCACAAGTTTAATCTTTGTGTAAGTATCACTATCTATTGATGAATTATAGTCAAGGTCCTCTATGACATCATTATTCATAACAGTATCTAATTTCATTGATGCAACATTCTTTAATGTTATTCTTCCAAAATCATCATACAAGGTATACATTTCTTTTTTCTCTCTTAAAGTATCATCAAGTGCAGTTAGTATCATGTCAAAGAGTGTTTTATTTTCTTCTATCCTAGATATTTTATACTTAGTATCTTCTATGACATTGTATTTTAAATTAAAATCTTTAGCCAACATTTTTACAAGTTCACTTGCAGTTTTATTGCTATATACATAAGTATCTTTATTCTTAAAATATCTTAGCTGGTCGTAAGCAACAATTTTTATGTGATTTTCTTTATCTCTTTTCTTTTGAAATATATATCCATAAAATATGCCTACACCTTTGTAATATAATCTTACTGAGTTACCTTCGCAAAACTCTAATATATCATCCATGACTATTGTAAATTCTAACTTTGAAGGTGTTCCTCGCCTTTCAATTTCCCATGTGATACCATCCAAAACTACAGGTTCGTAGAAATCTTCCCAATGTGCTATGACTAATCTTACATCCCTATCATTTGCCAAAACTAATTCATCAGACAAGCCTCAACACCTGCCCTTTATAGATGGTATATTTAGGTACTTTTTTGCCCTTGTTAGCCTTATCCATCATTGATTTATTTAACTCATATACCTTCTTATACAGTGAGCCATTACCTAACTGTTTTTGGCAAATTGACCAAAGACTATCCCCTGCCTTGACTGTGTATGTTTTAGCATTTGGTGCATTGACTGAATCGACCCTTTTAGGCTCTATTTTTACATTAGGTCTGCCAGTCTCATTAGTTGTTTTAGGTTGAGCAGGAACTAACTTTTTAGTTGAATAATCTCTATATTGCTTTAACTTTATTGCAACTTTTGTATCTGAACCATTATCTGCGTCTTCTGAAATAGCATACTCTTCAAGAGATACTTTTATATTAGTGTTAAATAGTACTTTTCCACCCATTTCCCTCGAGACAATAAATTGAAATGGCTTACAATCAGTTTTTAGTAATTCTAGCTTACTTAAAAAGAATTGAACATCTCTAAATTGACCTCTACAAAAAGGTAATTTATTATGTGTAAACTCTGCTTCAAAACTTATTTCAGATAGACCAGGAGTCTTTAATATGTTTACTTCTCCATCATTTATAAGGTCTACAGTTTTATTTTTATTTGTTGTTTTTATTTCTAATTTGCCAGGTGTAATTGGTAATTGTACTCCATCTAAATAAAAATCATAAGCCACGATTACACCTCCTTTCTAAACTACGCCTTCTGCTGATACAACCATGGCGTCGTTTAATTTTTCAGTTAATACATTAACTATTCCATCTAAGTCAGTATCTTTACTTATGTTGTTTGTATTGTTCATGTCAATTTTAATGTTGACTCCTGTATACTTGTTTATTACTTCTTGTTC